GGGCAGTAGTTACCTCATCGATATTTATGTTCTTGAATGATGAGAGATCACCAGCGAGTCCAACGAGAGATGTCGATAGGCTCGCAGCCTCCGACTGAGAAACACCCATCCCTGTCGCCATATCTCCAAAGAGAGCGGTCATATCAAGAGCCGATGACTCTGCTATACCAAATGAATCAAGTGCAGTCTTAGCGAAAGCCTCTACACTCCGAGATGAATCTCCAAAGGCGACACGCACCTTATTCTGAGATTCTTCCATATCAGAGGCCATCTTTATAGCTGCGCCTCCTGCTGCTACTATAGGAAGTGTTAGCTTCAGGCTCAGATCCCTACCTACATCAGAGATCTTTTTTCCAAATGTGTCAAGCCTTGCTGAGGCAATCTTTAGAGATCTGTCCAGACTGCTCGCATCACCTATTAGATTTACCCGAAGTTTAGATTCCGCCATAGTAGAGTATTTGGCTCAAAGTTAATCATTCTCCACCTTTTTCTTTTTCCCGAAGTTCTTCACGATCTCCAGTACCTGCTCGGGCGATAGGATCTCGACTTTCTTGGATGACTTGTAGTATATGTCTTGAGGTAGAGGGATTAGTTTCTCAGGCTTGATCATGTGAGCCTTTTTAGTCACATTCACATTATGGATCATAGTCGCTAAATAGCGGATCCTTTCCCACTCAAGATTGTGTTTGATTGTATGTGATTCGCCTAATAGTTGGTTCTCTTTCCAAGTATTCGCCCAAAACTCTATTGGCGATATCCCGACCTGACCGATATAGTAATCTAACAGATCATCCCAAGTTAAGGGCTTATCTACTTTCCCTGCTTAGTAGTTTTTGATTTGCGCTGGATCCCCATATTCATATCGTTACCCAGTACACGAGACTCACCCATCGCTTCGATGATTCCCTGTAGTTGCTCAGAGGTCACATCCTCGAGCCATACACCTACCTTAAATTCATTGTAGTCGATCTCATTTCCCTCCTCTTGATCATAGGTGAGTATTCCTGAATAGACTAAGGCACGGATTGCTTTGATAGATAGGTTTCCTGAGAACACCTCACCTAAGTCAGATAATCCTATACCTAATATCTCGGTGAAGTTTGCCCAAAAATTCATTGAGAAGTGTAGGGTGCGTTCCTTACCACCCATCTCGATCTTGTAGTATCCTCTTTGTTTTGTCATTGTGTTTTGCAAAAAAAAGGGGCGATTAAGCCCCTTGGTTGTTATTTATTTATTCTACTATGCCTCTACCCCTTGAGTGATAGTGCCTGTAGTTACGATAGTTCCTGAGTAAGAAACAGGGCTTTCCATATCAGCAGTGATATCAATAGAAGATATAAATCCTGTACCGCTGTACTTATCGTCTCCTGCGACATCAGTAGAGAACTCCCAAGTCACCTGAGTACCTGCGATCAACTCATCAGAGATATCTCCGATCTGTGATCCTGATCCTGAATCGTAAGCAACTAATCCCTCGAAAGTGATCTCGCCAGATTTAACTCCAACGATTACCTCTTGAAATCCACCCGAGTCCTTAGTAGTCGCCTCAGGGGTATCTGCTGATAGAGATAGCGAGCAGCTTGTTGAGTTTAGCATTTTATTACCATCGACTTTTACCGATAGTAGTGATCCATTGAAAATTCCTGATGTAGCCATTCCTTATTTTTTTGTAAAGATATTAAATAATTTATTTTTCATCTGAGCCACCCAGTTCTTAAAGGACATCCATTTACTCGCTGTCCACGACTTCAGCCTCATCCATCTGCTCGGTGAACTCACCTGTTTTGATGTTGATTTCGCCTTTGCCGTATTCCTCGAAGATGGCTTCTTTGATGTTGTTGATTTTTTCATTCGCTTCGTTAAATGCGTGAAGTAGTCCATGCTTTTGGATATCGAGTTTTCCGAGTTCCAACTGATAAGCATTAGCTGCCTCAATCGCAGTTTGTAATTCTTTTAGTTGTTCTTCTTTGATTTGTGCCATTGTAAATAAATTTTATAGCCCAAATTTAAGAAATTTTTTATTCCGCTGGCGCTGGTTGATCCAGATACAAGCTGATCTCCTTAGGCTGTGCTTTTATCTCAATCACTTTTTGAATGTTCGCCTGTAAAGCATCTACATCCAAACCAGCCTCGAGCCATGTAATCACGATATTCGGATCGCTTTTAATCATATCCCATGGGATAAACTGCTCATCACTTGGCGCTTCTAAATTAAGATCGCCTGAAAGCGTGTGCGTATGATCACCAGCTTCGCCCTTATAATGCCACTTTACGCTTCGGATAACATTTTCCAAACCGCTCTGCTCATCATAAGCCAGCGCCTTTAGTTCCGATATTATCCAAGTGAACGTCATTACTCAGCTGCTACTGGTTCTTCAGAAATAGGTTGCGCAATGCTTGCTTCGTATTCTGCGATTAAATCAGCAGTCCAAACCGCATCTGCGATTGCTTTTACGTTATGCTCATCTGCTTTTGCGTAATCACCGCAAGAAACCATATCTCTATGGTAGCTTTGAGAAATAACGTTGCCATCTTCTACGATTTGGTCAGCGTAACGAATCTGAATCGCTTTGAATTTACCTACGATTTCGATTTTGTCTTGTACTCTTTGTTTTGATAGTGCCATTTTTATTTATTTATGTCGTTGTATGATATGTTATTGTCATTCTTAAATCACAAGTTCCACTTGTAATATCTGCTATATCTAATGGTACTGCATTAGTTCCGCTTACTGAATTATAAATTCTAATATATTGAGTGCTGTCTTGAAGTCTTAATGATACATTTCCGCTAAATGTAAGTGCAGAAGGTTCTACATTTCCTATTGCAAACTGAGTTCCCGAAATATTACCCATCTCAAACGGAAGACCTGTAATAAATATATTATTACCCGCAGTCAGTCCCGTTGTATCTATATTAGTGAAAGCCATTGTTAATGTACAAAGCCTTCCAACTTTTGTGTAAGAAGCGTAAGTGGAAAAAGTAGTAGCTTCATTACCACCTGATGCAGCATCTGCAATAATGGGGTCAAAGTTTCCTTCTTCGTAATCATCTAACGCATTGGAAGAATCAGTATCACCGTTGAATTGAATACCCGCACCTGCTAATCTTAAATAACCATCATCCGCAAGGCGCATTTTTTCTGTCGCATCAACACCGCTTCCTGTTCCAAAAATAAGACTATACTGCGTTCCTGCGTTTTCGGCAACAGATGATATAAATGCTCTTTCTCCAACACCTCCTGCTGAAGAGTCATTAGCATACCAAGAGATTGTACCAAGAGATTGTCCTGCATCAACACCAATGTCTGTTGCTTCAAATTTTAATTCAGGTTCTATGTTTTTAGCTAAATGAAGAAGTGTGTCAGGACTTGAAGTTCCAAGACCTAAATTACCACTTGAGTCAATGCGCAGACGTTCTTGTGCTGCGGTTCTAAAAGCCATAAAATCAGAACCGTGAGAATATAGTATCAATCCCTGCAATTCAGAATCCTCATCAGCGAAGGCAATACCCGCATTATTGTTGTTCGGTGTCAGTATTGTGATTCCTGTATTTCCACTACCTTCAACAGCTAAATCATCATAGTTTGTTCCTAAAGAACCCGCAAACCCTGAATCACCTGACTTTATGTGAGTTTTAGCTAAAGGACTCGAAGTTCCTATCCCTACATTACCATAAGCATCAATACGCATACGCTCTACCTCATTACTACCTGTATTTTCAGTAGTAGAGAAAGCCATTCCTATTAAAGAACCTGAAGTATTTTCAGAAATAGTTTTAATAGATGTTTTAACTCCAACACCAACTCCATTAGCATCATTACTATACACTTCAACACCTCCTAATACTTGATTTACATCAAGAGTAGTATCAGAACACTCTAACCTAAACATAGCAGGGTTTCCTGTAACTTGAAGCAACTGTTGCGGATTGTCCGTATTTATCCCTACGTTACCCTCTCCATCTATGCGCATTTTTTCAGTAGCAGGAACTCCCTCACCTGCATTTCCTACTGAAGTTTCAAATGTTAAATGTCCACCTGAACCATTAGCGTTTCGAGCAAGTGCTCTAACCGCAGCAGCTACATTAGGACCATCACTTGAGCCATCATAGTTGTAAAATTCTAAAGAACCAAAATTATTGCCACCTGAAAGACCGTTTCCTGATATTCTTATTGTAGGCGCATCACCATACACTTCTAATTCTTTTGCAGGACTCGAAGTACCTATACCTACGTTACCATTATCTCTTTCAATAGTTAATCTTTCGGTAAAGCTCGCAGCTCCTGTTTTAATATGAAATTTATTTGTAGAGCCATCATAAACTAATTCAGCGCCATTTGTTGTAGGAGTAGAACTTTCGCTAAGTCTAATTCCTGCATTAGCAGCAGCAGAATCCGTGTCAATTGAAAGATAAGCACCGCTTGTATTTGATACATTTATATCTCCACCAACCGCAAGACTCGATAACGTACCTACACTTGTAATGTTTGTTTGAGCAGCAGTTAAAACTGTTCCCGTTAAGTTACCGCTGACGTTTCCTGTAAGGTTTCCGCTAATGGTTACCGCATCTAAATCGCCAACAACTAAATCTCCTTTTGTATATCCAGTTCCAGCAGTATTTACTGTGGTAGTCGGCTCAACTTCTAAGCCTTTGAATAGTTTGAATTTATCTGAATCGCCAGCATCTTTGAATAAACCAGCATACTTAGTAGTAACCCCAGCATCTAAGCTGTAATTCGCATAAAATCCAGTATCAACGCTATTGGCGCTATTTTGGTTTGCCAATTCAATAAGCGGATCTTCTACCGATAAAGTCTGCGTGTTTACAGTGGTAGTGGTACCGTTTACGGTTAGATCACCTGTAACAGTTACGTTTCCTGAAATAGTACCGCCTGTTTTGTCGTATTTGTTGCTCGATAGATTCGAGATGTCTGTTTCCATCGAATCAAGATCAACGGCTTGTGTAACGCTGATAAAGCCAACCTTAGTGGCATCCGCAGCTGGGTAGCTATTCTTAGCGTTATTAGTGGCGATATCCGATTCCATTGTATCAAGGTTTACCGCTTGAGTAACCGTGATATTATTGGTTTTCGCCTCAATGAGATTGATATCCGTTTGCGCTTGACTGAGATCACTCTCAACAGTATCGAGATCAACCGCCTGAGTGATTGTAATAAAATCAGTTTTAGTCTTAGCACTCGAGGCATTTGAGGCAACTGTGTTGAGGTTTAAGTTGCTTGATATAGTGATATAGTCAGTCTTAGCTTCGATGGCTGTAATGTCAGCCTTAGCTACTACCATGTCACTCTCTAATGTATCTAAATCGACTGCTTGGGTAACAGTCAAGTAATCAGTTTTAGCTTTAGCAGCAGCAGCGTTTGACTCAACAGTGTCTAAATTAACAGCCTGAGTGATAGTGATGAAGTTGGTTTTAGTCTCCATCGCATCCAAATCAACTGCTTGAGTTACGCTGATATAATCTGATTTAGTCTTTATAGTATCTAAATTGACAGCGCCTGTGATTGTAATAAAATCAGTCTTGGTCTCAATAGCTGTGATATCTGCCTGAGCGGTAGATAGACCAGTTCCAATATTTGCGCCATCTACTAATAAAGTTCCAGTGATAGTCACACCATTACCAGCTGTTGCAATCGCTAAAGATGAATCATTCCCCCGACCATCTCCTATTGGTAGTGGTGAGTCTGTTAGAACGTTTCCATCCTGTGTCTTAATCAGCCCATCGAAGGTGTCACTAATCAGTGCGGTGTTTAAATCTAATCCCATTTATTTTTTATTTAGATACATTTTTTATTTTCTCATAAGTCCTGAAAGCGCCTAATCCGAGCATTCCCATCAGAACAGTCATCAGGTGATCCATCTGAAGTGCTGGTGGCACAAAGTCATTCCCAACAACAAAAATAATTAAATCCCTAAGAACGAAATTATAAGCCAGTGATATACCACAAACCCATCCTATAAAAGGTCTCCATCCTGCAACGAATACAGATCTGTGCTGAGCCTCTGACTCATTTATTTTTGTTTGTAGTTCTATCAGTTTCTCAGGATCGAGTTCTTTTCCTTTGATCGCCTCTCTGATGTCCTTAGCGAGAACACCCACAGCGCTTGACTCTCCTTTTTTTCCTGTGAGTAATTGAAGTAGTAATTTTAGCATATCAATAAGTCCATATTAAGAAGGGCGCTTTATCTAAATCATTATCCACATGGATAAATGTATCAGCTATCCCTATACGATTAAATCCCGCCTTGATCAACGAGTCTAATAAATTATATCTGTCTGTGCTATTGGTGCATTCTATATCAGCAGCCAATCCTTTTAAGTGGCTCGATTTAGATGATGCTTTATACCCTCTTTTCTTTAACTCCTCATTATAGTTTTCTGTGCGAAAACCTGAGGTGATTCTCATAGGCTGTCCATAGATCTCACGAGCAGCCTCGAGCATCATCAAGAAATCAGAATCCATCATCTGACCTGATCCATCTACATCAGGAGAATCAAACTCGTAGTATTTAAAGTACTTCATTATCTCTTTACGATTTCGTTCAGGCGCTGTATTTCTTTTCTTATTCTCTCCCGCTCTAATTTATACTCGATCACTTCTGATTCCAATACTCGAATGTCGGGAAAAATATAGGTGTTTTGGTTGTACCTGAGGCTTTTGAGTTCTTCTTCGTTCGCCCGCACCCTATTGTCAATCCCAAGGTAAAGATATACCGCACTGCCGACCAAAATAACAATCTGAATGAGCCATTTAATATTGATCGATAAAGTGCTTTCATCATTTATCTTAGGGGTGGTCATCTATTCTTTTTATAATCCCAATAAATTTTTAGAAGAACTGAAATGATTGATAAAAACAAAACTCCAAACTCCATGTATGGGTTAAGCATCTTTAGCATAGAAACACTAACTCCGAATAAAGGCAATAGATAAAATTTAAGTTCTTCCATTTTAAGTTTTTTGTACACGAGTCGATAATTCAATGATTGCTTTAAAGTATGTACTATCCGCCTCATCTATCTCGATATAATCAACACCCTCTACCGTTGTCGTATATACATTAAAACCAAAATCTGAAATGTCAATATAATTACCCTGTCGTTTCCTTAGCAAAAATACGATTTTAGAAACTATGTCATTCACCTCTGTCTCCCCGCCATCGTCTCCATAATAGGCACTGATCACCTCAACTCTTGTGCGACAATCTAAGTTGTAGAGGGATGCGTTCTGATCGATCTCATTGTATCCTAAAGAATACACTCGGATATATGGAAGTACCGCATCGTTTGGAATCCTGTGATAGATGGGAAGTGATACAGCGTATCGGAATGAGGCATCGCCCCATGTTGAGGTTTGCGCACTCCATATCGTTGGTTTATATCCTCTCGCTCTTACTACTCTATTGTATTGCTCTATATAGGCAGCCCAGTCAAGAACTACATCCTTCCACTCGAATCCCTGAACATTACCTGCCTCAGTTGGGATATTTCCTGTGAGCGTGTCTATTATCGCCTTGCGTATATATTTCTGAGGATCTCTCATGATATTGCTTTTTTAATTAAACGCTCAAGATCTTTCTTCAGGTTTCTCACAGCTAATCTCACAGCTGGTGTGAAATAAGGCTGAGCATTTTGGAATCTCGTACCGAACTCTACATATCCTGAGTATTCAGCATTTGAGAATACCTCAACTCTTTTCTGCATCGGATCAGTATCGTATCCGATATTATCTCTCAGCTTCCCAGTATCCACTGGCGCATTTCTCTTTGCATTATTCACAGCAGTCTTAGCTGCTTTCTTCAGCGCACCCGATAGACCACGCTCATCGATAGCCTTGAGATCTTTTATTTTACTCTTGAGTTGATTCAGATCAGAATCCTTTATTTTAATCGAATACCTCATCGGAATGATACCTTCTCAATTTTAGTACCTATGATCTTAATATACTGATTATCAATATGCTCAAATTTATTGTTAAATCTGTATCGTTGAGGCTCACCCTCCACCTTCAAGATATCATTATCGAGGATATTCTCAGCTGTCTTTTTTCTGATGATAAACTCGCTCTTGATATAGTGTCTCCTCTGTCCATCCTCAAATCCAATATCTCCTGCGGTCTCAACTTTCTGCGCCCAGATAGTCTTTACAACAGTCTCTGTAGCAAAGTTCCCGCCATATCCATCAGGTGTTTTCGTTTGTCTGATCACCTGAACTCTTGTATTTAGTCTGCCCGCATCCATCAGATGAACACGAATTTAAATGGATTAAGGATAGTTCTGATCCCCATAGGAATAGATGAGACTATTGTACCTGTGACGAACTCTGATCTGTTATCGTATAGCGTAGAGGATAGCATGAGGATTGCCATCTTTATCTCAGGATCTGTAAGCCCCTCTGTTATGTAGTTTATCTTGACATCCTTCGCTGGTGATTGGCTGAGTAGGATCTGATCATTCCCTACTCCCTTGATCTCATAATCTACCGCTGATCCCTCAGAGGTGACAGAGACAATACTATCCACTGGTGCAAAGGGTAATTGAATAAAGGCTTGATCATATTCCTGAGAGTATGTTCTCGCTTGATCAACAGACTTATAATAAACAGTTCTGTTCTTTGCTACTATATCTCTACTGAGGTAGTTCTCACACCAAGAGTGAGCAGTCGATACGATAGAGGCGAGCAGTGTGTCGTCAGCAGTTGTCTCTACTCTGATGTAATCCTTGGCGGATTGTAGCGTAACAATTTCAGATCCAGTTACACTATTTATGATCATGTTTGCCATACGAAAATTCTTTGAAACAAAGGTAAAAAAAAAGCGCCACCCGTTTCCGAGCAGCGCCTTAGCAAAACAATGAAGAAACAATCTCGTTAAAGATCGAGGTCAAAGTTATTGAATTTAGATTTATGGAGACCGTCAGGGTTTAGTCTTAATGCGCTCATGATCTTATTGTACTTGAACACAAAAAATCCTTTGAAGTAGTGAGAGTAGATAGCCAAGAAGTCGATATCAGATACTTTGTATTCTCTACCATTTATTCTCGCTATTGATACATGAACGCTATTCTTTCTATCAGTAGGCTCTTTATATGTCGCCTTGATCTGCACCTTTACTAATCGCTTCCCTGTATCGACTATCACATCGTAAACGCTGGAATCAAGCAAGGGCATCGATACATGATACCCTTGTTCCATACATCGCACAGCAAATAAATACTCTGCGTGACAGGCGAATTGGTTAGTGTTCACTACATAAAGCTAAGCATTTTTATATTGTAGTTCTTTGACTATCCGATAGATAGAGTATTCGAAGGTGATCACATTCCTGAAATCGTTGCGATTCTTCTCCATCGTCTCGAGATCCACTCGTTCCAGCGATGCACAGAAATCCTCATAAGTCATCGATGCACGGATCTTATAATAAAATCCTTCGCCCTTGATATAAGCCTCTCCGTAGTTATACGCATCAGAGAGGATTTGAGACACATTTAAGGCCTCCGTGTTGTGTTTTGGTGTCATCATAGGTCAAACTCTTTATCGCAGTGCCAACACTTCGAGGATGGCTTCTTAGTCTCCTCGCCACATTCATCGCACTGATTATAATCCTTAGGATCATAAAGTGCTGGATTATTTGGTAAAGTATCCCACCACATCATTTGAACTTTTTATCGGTTTGACTCTCGATGTATCTGACCGCCTCTGATTTGCTGTCAAATGTCGGGCAATACATATCAGGATCACTCCTGTTGAATATCTCCCATTTCCTTGTCTCAGGGTTTCGCATCATATCCCAAACATCCATTCTGTAGTTTAGGCGATACAGGTACCTCCCTGCACCCTTTCTGATCTTGATCGGTGTGTGACTCATAGTAGTTGCTTTAGTTTTAGGATGACCCGATCCCAACCGAGTTTTACGATTGGGCGGTCATCATTAATGAATATATAATAGAAGTACTTGCCATCCTTGGTCAAGCCCTTGATCTGCTTTATCCTGATTCTCATAGAGAGTCATTCATAGCATCAGCGATCTCATCCCAGTTGATGTGATTGATCCTGTTGAGGTCTAACCAGTGGAAGTAATTGATCCCACTCTGAAGCATCATGACGATCTCAGATCGGAAGCTATCGCCATCCCTGTATTCGTCATGTAGAGATTCTCTGTCTGAGAACCATTCTAAGTAGATTCGCCATGTGATGTAGTTAGTCCATCCGTTGTACTGCTCATCGTGTCTTAGTTCGTGACCGAAAGCGTTAATTGAGGTGTTTGAATTTGCCATTGTTTTGCGTTTTTAGAAATATAGTTAATGAATAGATAAATCCCCAGTTTATCTGACGATAGTTCTGAAGCCCATATCACGAACCTCATCTATGTAGCGTTTGCTGAGTTCTTTGAACATCACCTGAGCGTTAGCTTTTGCGGTGATAGATTCAGCCACATGAAAATCGTCTTGAGCCTTTCTGTGATTCTTGGTAAAAACAATTTCAAGCGTTGAGGTGCTTAGGTTAGGGGTGAGTGCCTTCATAAATGCGATAGTGTCCTTGATAGTCATGATAAAAGATTTAAAGCCCCCGTAGGGGCTGTGATTAGAATATATAGATCCCGATTAGTTTTGATCCCTTGAAAAACATCTTTCTGTTCTGAGGTCTCTTGAAGGTCTCGAACATCACATCGCCTCTCATATTGATCGACTTGTCCGACTTCATCATCATAGATCCAGCCTCCTCACGAGTCATTGTGAATCCTTGATCGATCATCAATCGAGTCATGCGGTCAATCGAGTCAGTCGCCTTGTAGTATTCAACATCCCACTTGTCTTGAAGTTTAGACAGGCGATTAGCATCTCTCACTGTTCTACAGGCGATCAGTTTTGCCTTGATTTCTAAGCGTTTGTCAGAAGCCTTGTCAGCCTGTTTTCTTGATCTCTTAATTCCGTTTAGTAGTTGCTCTTTAGTAAACATAATTTTGCGTTTTGTTTTATTTTGATACCGCAATATATAAATAATTTTAACTACAGAAAATTTTTTTTCACTTTTTCTGTTGAGGTCTGTAAATACTGGGAATAAAAAAACCCCTTTTCAGGGGCTTTGATTTGATTTGATTTTGATCAGAAGTGCGGATCTTCGTATTCTCTCGCATATCCGAAGGCTACTTTAAATACCGCCCATCCCTTCTCTCCTGTCCATCTGTGCTGATAGCGAACTCGCCATTTTCCATATCTGAACCTCAGCGTTAATTCCTCACCCTCAGGATCAGGCTCTACATGATAGCGCCCAGCGTAGTAGTCTAAGCATTTGTACTTGGCTCTCTGAATCCTGCACTCCTTTCCATCCTCGCTGACATAGGTCACGAAGTATGCTCGTCTGTCTGTGTACATTAGTTCTGTTGCACCTTCGCCCACTACAGGCTTTGTTTCTTGTGCCTCAGCGATTCTGTTTTGGATTGATCCACCCTCTGCGTAGTTAATTTTTCTGCTCATTGTTTTGCGTTTTAATTAGTATTTAGTTATATAATCGTTAGAGTATCTGTCAATAAATAATGCAGCCATACTCACTGCTTCTTTTTTGGTTGACCATAGCTGATCTTCCTCTGAGAATACCATCTCTCCGAAGTTTTGATCCTCGAAGTGTATGCTCCATAAGAGATCACCCTGAAGGTCATCGTTATAAATAATTCCAAAGCCATAGCCTTTAAACTGGCCTCTGTAGAATCCTTTTTCAATCTTGATAGTTTTTACTGCTCTCATTGTTTTGATTTATTTTGATACCGCAATATATAAATAAATTTTAACAACAGAAAAAAATTTTTCTATAGGGGTCAAAAAGAAACCCCCACCGAAGCGAGGGTTCTCTATCAGAAAACTATTGTTTCTTATGGGGTCTCAAGTGCAGCTTTAGCAGTTGCAAAGTCTCCAGTGATCACAGCGTTTGGCTGATATACAGAGTGAGCAAGACGCTCTTGAACTCTAACAGTAACGAAGTAGTCACGGAAGTTTGTAGAATCCTCACGAGAGAACTCAACAGCTAAATTCTCACGAATCCAAAGCTGTGAAGCCTGACCAAGATCACCAACTAAGAACTCACCAGCAGTAACAGCAGTATTAACAGTTACAGGGATTCCCATGATAGTAGGCTGTAGTCCTGAATATATTTGCTGACGAAGGTACTCGTTCGCAGTTGATTTAAGTAATACGATCTTGTGTAGATCAGTTGGGTTCAATAAGATAGTTGAAGCGCTATAGTTTGATAGGTTCAACTGGTTCATAGCAGCTACAAGTACATCGTACTCATTAGCAGCCTCTACAGCATCAGCAAATCCAGCAGTTGTTGCGTTAAACGCAGCCGAATTACCAGCAGTAAAGAAACCATCTAATTGGTTAGATGCGCCAGTTCCGTTAAGGATTTGGTTATCCTCTACAGAAAGCACTTTGTTTGGAACACGAGCAGATAGATAAGCAGTCAGCTGAGGTGTGTCATTTAACATCTCCTCAGTGATTCTCATAAATGTACCCAATTTCTCAACATTCACTGAAGTAGCAGTGATGTCAAAATCAGATTGTCCAACAGCAGTACCACCAGCAGCAACACCAGCGCCATCATCGTAAGCCGACTCTTTTGGGAAGCGGATTACATTAGCATCAGTAGATCCTACAGGGATTAATGAACGGATGTGTACCGCTCTTGATGGATCGAATTTGATTTGAGGTACAACAGTCTCAGCAGCTACAACTCCAGTAAAAGAGTTAGCGATAGTCATATCGCCAGCTTTAACTTGGAATGTAGAACGGCTTGTGTTTCCTTTTCTTAGTTCTTCAATAGCACCCTCGTTGATCATCTGATCAAGTGCTGATTTTAGAGATACAGGCGCTTTAGATTCAAAGGCTTTTTTAGAAGCCATCTCCATAGCATCAAAACGCTCGTTTAACTCTCTGTGTTTTTCAGTAAGGCTTACTACCTCACCTTTAAGTACGCTATCGATTTGTCCTTTAGCGTTTTCTAAAACTTGACCATTGGCTTTTTCGATTTTGGCATCGATTACCTCAGCGATCTGATCAAGTTGGTTTTTAATTTGATCACTCATTTTTTAAGAGATTTTCTTTAATAAATAATTTAACGGGTCGAATGCCTCATCTGCTTTGACTTCAATCGGCTCAGTAACCTCAATATCAGTTGGCTGAGTGATCGTAGCGTAGTCAATGAAATAAGACTTTAACTTTTGTATCTCCGCCTCCAGTGCATATCCAAGCTCGTCAGATATCTCACCTTTGCGGATTAGTTGTGCGATTCGATCATAGCGGTCTGTGACCTTGTTCAAATCCACATTTCCTTTTACATCTAATATCATGGCCTGATCGTTAGCTGCCAGTGTAACAGCAGACACCTCGTAGAGTTTTACCTCTGAGATCTCACGATAGCCCTCTTTCATTTGTTTCTGAATAGGTAGGATCCCAACACTATTCTCAGTGATCACTCCTGCCTTCATGAGTTCGATCACATCCTTTCCGAGTTGAGTCTTAGGGATCTCCGCCTCAAATACAAGCCCTTTCTGATCCTCATACAGATCATTCATCTTTCCGAGTGGCTTATTCATATCGTGCTGATATAGATATTTGATTCGGCTCTTATTCTCTCTGATCGTCTTGCTGTAAGCACCTGAGGTGATGATGTCGCCATCACTATCCATGTTCCCAAAGATAGAGGCATATCCTTTGACGATACCTGCTTTCTCATCAGCATCGAGAACGGATCCCAGCTGAGTAGTCTTGTAGATCATTTTATTCATAATACAAAAATATCATTTTATTCGTAAATGTATTGGGGCTGAACATCATCGTATTTTTTCCCAACATATAGAGCCACTATTTTGGATCCATTTCTGCCCTCAAGCATATCGATAGCGAAATCAATACCGAGTCTTTGTTCCATCTCTAAGATGATGTTTACATCTCCGAAGTCCTCGAAGTACTCATCCATCAGTTGCAGTAGTTTTTGTTCTTTCATATTAGTATCCTCTGTATTCTCTTATTTGCTCGATTAAATCATCGTATAATTTCATGGCATCATCATATAGCTCGGGAAATACTTTTTTGACTATTGTAGCATCGCTAAATCTCCATTCGCTCATGTGAGCAAATAACTCCGCCATTTGACCATAAGATCCTCTTCGTGTATAGTAAGACCTACCATGCCCCCAACCATACTTTTCCTTTGTGAGCGCCCCAATAGTATCTGCTAAATCCATCAGTTGCTCATAGACTACTCTCTCACCGAGTTCCTCTATCTCATCCTTGAATAATATTTTCCACTCAGGATTATCCCCTTTCCACATCCTCTTGTATTGAAGATAACCCTCAGGGGTTCTTGTATCAGGGAATAGATGTGTGAATTTAGACTCAGCAGCTGCTTTGTTTTTACCCCTGAGACCTACACCAAAATCCTTGCGTACTTTTTTATAGAACGCTTGCCATTCAGGCTGCATAATATTTATACTCATCGAATCCTTAGCATTAAACATCCGAGTCCAAGTATGAATGTGATGGCCTATCTCATGATAAACAGTTGTATATCTCTCTTGCCAAGACTCCAGTTTATCGAAATGGATTTTTTTATTTAGGCCATTATGATAAGAGCCACTTCTTTGTTTACCGTCATACTCTATATCTACCTTGATAGATTTTAGCCTATCCTTATCTATAAACTCGAGTATATCATCCTTGAGTACTCCAACTGCTTTAGTGTTGCTATAAGCCCAATCCTGTATCTCTGTATTCCAAGTATCAGGTTTATTCTTTTCGATATACTCATTGATCTTAGCCTGTCTGATAGATCCACCTACCTCTCCAGTGATCACCACCTCAGCGATTGCCTCAGCGATCTCAGTACCTATAGACACAGAATCAAATCCAGTGATCCCGAATCCTATATCTGATACAAGCCCCTCAGTTGGTCTATCCTCTATCCTCTCGACTGAGTTGATCGGATAGGTGAGTATCGTACATCTGCAGTTTATACGATTCTTTGCTGAGGCTGATGGATCCTTAGGGTATTTCAGATACTCTCCGCCTACCACAAATGGCTCAGTAGCATCTACTCTCTGACCATTCGCAGCGTTGTGAGATGGGCGCTCTCTACCATCTATAGCAGCGAGCCATTCCTTTTTATATCCATCAGATCCGAATAAGTTATTTGCGGACTGAACCGATGCGTAGTTTGCAGCAGCACCTACCTCAGTTCGAACAAGTCGCTCTGCCTGAGATTTTGAGTATCCTGTGAATCGACTCCTGAGAACTCTCTGAGCCTGTCGCTCATTCATATTCTGAAAATCAGGATCACTCATCAGGCGCTTTAGTACTGATTGAAGTTCTTTCTTTCTATTCCCGCTCACGAGGCTGACCTTATCCGCAGCGAAGCGCTGACCATAGGATCCGAACATCTCTCGCCAGTTAGTTAAGGTTTGATTCTTTGACACATACTTCTCAAAGGTCTTTGAGTGCCACACAGCGATTTGAGTGCCTGTCTCGACAAATAAATCCTCATATAGCTTAGTGATATCTCTATTCAGAAAAAGGTCGTCAAATCCGCTTATTTTACCTGTCTTTAAGAATTGATCCGCAGCCTTAAAATTCTCAGCCTTGAAATACTTAAACCATTTAAGAAATTGATTCCATTCAGCCTTTTTGATCTGCTTATTCCATGAGGATATGAACTCGCCTCTGTTGATCTTAGGCGCCTCTAATCTAAATGCTTTAGTCTGAGACTCCTCATATAGTGATCTGCATACAGCGAAGCGTTGATCCTGATCCTCGAACTCTATGAGCATACGAGTATCAAATGGACAACGATCTAAAAACTCATCAAGAGTTTCACCTGCTCTTGGTTTTGGTAATGGCATCTAATCTAAATTTTCTACAATCCGAGTGACATATCTGTACATCGATGTACCTCCCCACAGATTCCAAGCCACATAGCCGTTATCCTTCCAAGGGGTGTCTCTCAGGTCGGAATTGATCGTCTCGTTCCCCTCGTGTCGTCTGAAGAAACTATAGATCCTTCTGATCGTTGAGGTATCGAGTGATCTGCGCTCTGCCAGTTGTCTGGCTCTTGCAAGCCCTGTCTCAGTTCCGCCTCTGACCTCATCTCTCCCGTATTCCTCGATCCAGTCGAGCATCCTCTGCGCGTTATTAGATGCACTCTGAGGATATCCGCTGTATTCCTGTTTATCCTCTACCTCATCCTCTTGATCTTCTATCTGATCCTCTACCTCATCCTCTACCTCATCCTCTTGATCAATCATAGAAGTCATCGGCATCATATCAGGCTCATCACTCAGTTCAGGCTCATTTGCCATAGGTATAAGGCTCGAGGGTATATAGTAGTCATTCATGAACTGGCTATCCTCATCAAGGCCATAAGACATCGCTGCTCGTTTCTCATTAGGGGTCAGCCACCAAGCACTGCTCATCTGCTGTACCACCTTATCCATCTCCTCTTGTAGTTCAGGGATCACCGAGAAGTCAAAGTCGATATATAGGTTTGATCCATACTGAGGGGTTAGCCATCGGTTTAGTTCCTCTCTGATCTTGATCAGTTCGGGGATCACAGCATTTTGATAGAGTGCCTTTTTCGCCTCTTTCATATTATTATATGTGCTGCTGTCCGTGTTATTCAGTAGCTGTACAGGAACGCTGTAGATATTACACAGATCCTTGATCGTAGCATTGTATTGCTCTATCAAGCTGAGGTCTGATGTAGATAGACCGAAGTTAATCCAACTGAGTTTCTTAGGGGTGATCAATACATCTCCTGCATTATTTGTTCCCTGATGCTGCTCTTTGAATTTTTCCTTTAACTGGCGAGCCTGCTCAGCGCTGAGATCTCCCTCGTCTGACATGAGTACCCCACGAGCCATCTGATTCTGTAGATACTTCACTCCAGTACTTACCGCCTCGTTATTTGATTGCAAGACTCTAAGACCTGCATGAAGTGGACTCATCCCGTAGAGATGTGATCCTGTACCATCATAGTACGGATTAAAGTCTTTGATATGGCAAACCTCATTAGCTGCAATACGATAGGTTCCATTATAGCTGAGGGTGTATTCCTTTACAGGTTCCATGATACCCCCTGAGTGGATCTCCATATTCTGAGAGGGTAGTACATAGAGTTCTCTGAACTTACCTCTATTCGATCCTGTGTCAGGCGAGATCCCAAAGATGTATCTGTTCCCTGTTAGCTTTCCAAATGCGATGATCTCTGAGATCCATGCATTATATGATTGGGCTGGGTTAGGTCTCTTTAGTAGTTCGTGAAGCTCGGTATTCTCTAATTCTACAAGAGATTGCTTTCTGAGCATCTGAGCCTTGTGCATCACAGATTCATCAAATCCTGATGAAGTGATCGCCTTATATCTCGATAGATCATTCTCGCTCTGAATCTCATATACACATAGCGGAATAGTAGATGCAGCCTTAGTGATGAGGTTTACTATAGAGTAAACTGTTGAGTTATATCTGTATCCCTTATTGATGTAGGTATCATCGTTCTCAGGATTCCATACAAGGCTATCGCCTAAGTAATTGTAAATTGCTCTATTATAAGCCTCATTTGTTGATTGCTGATTTTTAGTGATCAGCGACTTAAAGCGATCTAAGAGTGTAGCCATTTAGTAAAAATTTTCCAATAACAAAAGTAAAAATTAAATAACAAAAAAGTCGGTGCGCCTACCATACTGCGAATAAACCCCATACCTCAACGCATCCATCAGGTGATTATTTTTATCGACTGGCTTATTTATGATAGTATCATCTCTTAGCTGCTGCCAATAATAGGTGTTATACTCGTGAAATAAGTTCTTGCTCTCCTTACTCACCACGATATCAAATTCCTTGAGTAGAGAGATCCCCGAGTTTATAGATCCCACACCCTTCACCGCTGGCTTGATCAAGCAGCCGAGTCTTTTGATCTCATCGATACTCTTAGGCTCAGCGCTATCAGCAAAGGATAGAGTGTCTCCGTGTCCGCAAGCTATGATAAAATCCGCAATATCCTTATTCGTCATACCTGTAGAATACTTCAGTTCATTCACATAGAGCGTATCGTTATGCTTAGAGACCTCAACTATCGCAGTAGGATCATTACTATACCCGAAGTCGATACCCAGCACGAAATCGTCTAAAACAGGGAACTGATCATGAGGTATGAAAGTCCAGTTATTAAAGATCTGCCTCTTAGATAATACTGCACGCTGACCCTCTCCGTACACCTGCCAATAATCAGGATCTCTCTCCCTCATCCTCTCGATCTCATAGACCAGATCAGGTGATAGGAATTTGTTGTCTTTATAGGTAGTGATGAATGTATCGCAATCCTCACGAGGCATCACCTCATCGAATATCCAATGCACAGGATCAGAGGGGTTGAGGTCGATGATCACTCGCTGTGTCGTTCTCATGTTGATCTGCCTGAAATCCTCGAGCATTAACTCATTACCCTCGTTCAGGTATGCTATATCCCTCTTTCTACCCCTCACCTTCTGAGGCTCGTCTAAACTGAGAAACTCGATCAGGTGATCATTATATCTAAATTCATTGGCGGACTTATTGTACTCGCCCATATATAAGAGACCAGTCTCATCGAGTATCCCCATCAGATCCCGAAGTACAGATCCTTTGAGTGAGGGTAGCGTCTTTCTGATCACAGAGATCACGAGAGGCTCCTCTGAGGTCGTCAGAAGATAAACTAAGTATTGACAGATCGCATAGGTCTTTCCTGATCGTGTACCGCCCTGATGTACTACAAATCTCTTATCTGAGTGGATGAGGTCATAGAACTGGCGATTACATCTCTGCTCTACTCGTCTTTGTCTGCTGGACTCCATTCTATGAGGTGGCTTTCTATATTACTATCATGAAACACCTCTTGTCGCTCTACATACCCTCTACTCTTACCTTTCGTCTTGAGATAGAATATAGTCGCAGCTGTTGATCCCTCATTTATTTGCTTATGTAGCTGACTCTCTGCGAAGTCGATAGCTACATCGGTGAGTGAATCTACCTCTCTGCGGAAGTCCTCATCATCTCTGTAGTAGTTGTAGTAGGTACTGCGATGAATCCCTACAGCCTTGCAAGCAGTAGTGACCACACCGAGTGATTTCTCGAGAGCCTCAAGAAGTGCTTTTTTTATGTGTCGATTTGTGTCGTTTACTTTGGCTGCCATGACTGACTGAAATCTTTATCTTTAAATACCTGACTCTTTGGAATACCTGCCTTAAATAGAAGCCTCACTACCTCCTCTTTCTCCATCTGAAGTCTGCTCATGATCTCCTCACCTGTGAGTCCATCCTCTACCATATCAGTCACGATCTTAGACATCTCCAATACTCCATGAGTACCCCTCGCTCTATTGTGTCGGATAGTCGCCATCTTCTTCTGATTCTCATCCGTATCGTTCAGGATCACTACAGGTACTTTTCCATCAGTGAGTTCATTGATCTCCTTGTGACCGCTAACAGTCCATCTGTGAAATCCATCTACGATCGTGTAGTCTGCATTGATCACTATAGGCTGAGTCCATCCATCCTCAAGTATCGATATCTTTAATAGCTTCAGTTCAGGTGGCGCTACCTTGTTCGGATTATAATTATTCGGTTTCAGTAGATCACGATCAATCCATGTGATCTTATCGAGTGGTTGTTTTTTCATGAATATAGTCTTTTGGCTTCCGCCTCTGTTATACCTAATTTCTCTCTGCGCTGTACTGCCAATGGGGTCAGGTTATTACTCTGTCGCCCTTTGAAGTCTCCTCTGATCGCTACCCTACAGATAAACTTCCAAGATACCCCGCTGAGTGGGTGAGCCTCATCCTCAGGTATTGGCTGAGTGGTTTTCTTCCTATGCAAATTTATGTATTGATTTATATTTTTCTTCAGCGTGTTCTTTGAGTCATGATCATAGCTATCGATGATTACCTTTAGATATTCCTGATAGGTCATATTCTCGGGCTTATCGTTTGCGTTAGAGTATAGCTCTGTATTTGCGTATCTCCAAGCAGTAGCCACTCCCTCGACTCTATAGAGCATCTTATGCCACATCTCAGGGAAACACTCCGAATACACCCAAAGACCTCTGAGCGGTTCCTCACCGAATGGCGGG